GTTGTTCCTTATATAAAAGAACGGGGGCGCAATGCTTTCGCAAAGACCCCCGCCGTATTAATGGATTAGCCGTTCAGACGAACCAGACGACGCCGACCATTCGCAGCAACGTTGGCTTCCACCACTACGTCAAAGCGAACACGGTGTTCACCAGTTTCGAACTTCGAATCCTGCCACATACGGATCGACATCGGGAGCTTAGTAAGCGCCTTACGAATCATCGTACCAGTCGACGGAGCCGGGAGGTCCATCGTGTTGACAATAATCGCATCCTTGTTGGCAATGAAGCGCGGCTGAAGAACAGCACTCGGAGCACCTTGGAAGGTCACAACAGCGGTGTTACCAGCGGCATTCGAAACCGTCTGGTACGGACCCGAAGTGATAATCGCCGGGAACACGCGCGGAGCAACAGCCCCACTCGATGCAGTGTAGTTACCCACAACACGGAACTGCTGAAGATGCCCAAGGGTCTTCTTAGCACGATTGTCGTAGGCGAACACACCAGCGATAGTGAACACTTCACCATCCACAAGGGTTTCAGAGCCCGAACCAATATCCATATTCAGGATTTGGGTGAGGAACTGACCCGGAGCGGGCGACGTGCAGTAGTCTTCGTAATCACCAGCCGAATCGGCAGTACCAGCGGTCAGAGCCGAAGCAGTGAGACGAGTACCAACGGTAAACGACGGAAGCTGCTGAGTGAAGTTCGTCGGAATACCGGCGATCTTACCCTGCCAACCTTCACGGTAGACACCACCACCAAGAGCAGTCAGGTTGTCACCCGACGTAACACTCTCAACGATGTCCTTACCAAGGGCCTGACGGTCCTGATAGGTCAACACAGCACGAAGATTCGAGTCGTCTTCTACACCTTCTTCCTTCAGACGAGTATACGCCGAAGCGAAGTCGTCCCACGAAGCCACACTCGAAACACCATCACCAATTGCATTGTTAGCGGCCAGAGTCGCGTAACGCAGGATGTAAGCGTCGATGTCATGAGCAAGACGGAGAGCAGCAGCCTTGATGGCTTCGCTTTCACGGGCATCACCAAGAGTCTGAATCTTGATGAAGTCGCCCCAGCCCATGCTAGAGCCAACGATCTGTCGCACACGGAACTGTTCAGAACCGAACGTAGTGTCTTGGACACCCGAAGTCAGGTCATTCACAACGCCGCTAGTGAAGGTCGTGGTGTAGTCCGGAGTGATCTGTTCAACGACAGTCAAACCGTTACGGTCATTCATCTCACCCGAGTACTTGTTCCAAGTAACGAGGTCCTTAGAGATGAGGTTATTCTGGAAGATCGCAGCAAACGAGTTAAGGACAAGCTTTGCCTGATCGGCAGTTACAGTAGCCATAAAGTATTATTCCTTCGTATGAGGTTGTTTGTTATTTTACCCATACGAAACTGCAACTATTACCGAGTAAAGAAAACACTTTCAAAATCATCAAGATTGTCAAGGTCCTTTACTTTCGGAGGGGCTGTTCCCCGAGCCTTCGGAGGCGGCGGAGGAGCGTTAGTTACTTTCGTACGAGTCGGAGTTTTTGTGCTCCCTTCCGGACTAAGCTGTGCGGCAATACGACCAAGTGCGACAGTTGCCTGTACTGCACCCTTACGTACGATCTCATCAGCAAGATCAGGATTGGAGGCCAAGTAGTAAAGAACATCCGGCCCGTTATCAATTGAACGAATAGTATCGGTGAGATATGCAGCATACTGCGGGTCAAGATCAGTGAACTGGTCAACCAGCTCTTGTCCTCGTTCCACGAAGTCGGGATAACGCTCCCGTGCGGGTGCTAGCTTCTCTTCCCACTCTGCTTGCCGAGCTGCTTCTGCTTCCTGAGCCTTGCGCTGGGCTTCAGACTGCGTACGCTGCTGTTCAAGTTTTGCATTTTCTTCTTGGATGGTGTAGCGCACAAGGTCAGCATTAAACTTTGGATCAAACTGACCCAACGGATACTTCTTGTTACCTTCTGCGTCTTCATCATCCCAATGCGGGGCACGATTTTCTTCGTCCTGTGTTGCAACAGGCTTCGTTTCTTTCGGCTCGTCTACTTTTGCTTTACGCTCTGCTTCTTCAGCACGACGTTCAGCGGCTTCCCGCAGTCGTTGCTCTTCTCGAAACTTAGCGTTCAGTTCACGAATACGCTTTTCAGCGCGAGTTTCCTTCTTAGTACCATCCTCAGTTTCCTCAGTTTCTTCCGAGGTTTCTTCGGTATTGGTCTCTTCGAGATTCTCTTCCGTGTTTTCTTCAACAGTAGATTCGTCGTTTTCACTAACTTCTTCTACAACTTCTTCAGTAGGCTTTTCAACGGGAGCTGTACCCGAGAAGAACTCTTGCTCGAAAGTATCGAGGTTTACGTCTTCTACTGCTGCTTCATTGGTAGTAGTGTTAGTGTCAGAGGTTTCAATGCTCATAGTAAGGTTTGCGGTCCTTTAAC